TACGGCGCTTAAGGGAAGGCCCTAACCGCGTACCAGATTGGCAAGAAATGGACGATATCTATAAAGCGTGTAGCTTCGAAGCATTGATCTGGGACAACCCAAAATATCAGCCGCTGGCTACTCTGGTTACTGATAAAAACGGAGAGTTTAGCTTTAAGTCTAAGCGCTTTGCAGACGTGATAATTTTCTCCAAAGGCTCCAGAAAAGTAATTGGTAACGACGAGAAATACATTTGGCTGCAGAGTGTACCGTCTAAAACGCTGGCATTTAGCCACAAGGTAGAGCTAAATAATACTAACCTGGTAAATGAACTCCGCGCAGTCGATTATCCAATTAATTAGCAAAACCCTTTAATCCAGCTCCCAACCACCCCTTAGCGATACTGACAGTACCCAAGCTACTGTCCGTATCGCACCATGCCAGCACACACACTTAACACCTACAGCCATGACTTTCAGCACGCCGTTGCCTTTGTGCTAGCAAAGGAAGGTGGCTATGTGCAGCATCCCAGCGATCCGGGCGGTGAAACCAATTTTGGTATATCAAAAAGGGCCTACCCGCATGAGGACATTGCTAACCTTACTGAGCAGCGTGCTGCTTTTCTGTATCACCGTGATTACTGGCGTGCCGTACGCAGCCACGAACTCCCAACCGGCATCGCCCTGGCTGTCTTCGACGGCGCTGTGCAGCACGGCACCGTTACCGCCGCCAGGCTACTGCAAGAAGTACTTGGCGCCAAAGTCGACGGCATCATTGGCCCTAAAACCCTACTGGCCGCCAGACAGGCCGACACCGAATGGCTTATTGCCCGTTACGTTTTACGCCGGGCAAGGCTATACGCACGCATTCAGGCTAGAGATCCAGCGCAAGCCGTGTTTATTGAAGGCTGGTTTAATCGTCTGCGCGACCTCACCGACGCCTGCTGGCAAGTTGGCTATGCCGCTTTTAGCGGGCCGAGGGCCGCCTGATGGGTCGCAACTGGGACTGGAGTTTTAAGCACGGCATCGAGCGCCGGCTGGAAGCCGAAATACTGGCCCACAAAGCCGGTACCAAAATCAGTGCCCCACCGCTACACAGCCACGACGCCACAATGCAAAGCCAATTCGAACGCGGCTGGCATAGCGTCACCCCTGTTGAAATACAGCGCGCCATTAACCCGCCGCCCAGCATTGGCGAAGCGCTACGCCAAAACCAACGCCTGCGCGACATCTTAGGGATCTAACCATGGTTAGCAAACTGCTCAGCATCGCCGGTAAGGCCGCCAAGGCCATCTTAATGCACATGGCCGTTAAGTATGCCGCCGAACTGCTGGTAAAAAACGTTATAGCTGCCGCCGAACGCGCAGCCAAACAAACCGACACCGATATTGACGATCAAATTGTTGCCGCCTTAAAAGCAGAGCAAGACGTGATCATCAAGCTGGTAAATACCTCTGCTAAGGATTAGCCGTGCCCGATATGTTTGATAGAGCTGCCGAGCTAGAGCAGCGCCAACGCGATCAGGCGCTAAAACATGCGCTTCATCGCCCAACCGAAACCCCGCGCCAGGATGAAACAGGCCGCTATTGCATTAGCTGTGGCATCCAAATACCCAACCAGCGGCTGGCTATTGTTCCAACTGCCGTGCGCTGTGTTAGCTGCCAGCAGGAGCATGAGTAATGGACTTTATCCGCGAATGGTGGGCCGTGATCTGGGCCGCAGTACTAACCGGTTTTAACGTTATCCAGCTGCTGCTGGCCAAAACTTATGCCCGGCGCGAAGAACTGGAAACCGTCACCATGGCCGTCGAGCAATTAAAAAACAAGGTTGCCGAATTACCCGACAGCCGCGAGAACCATCAGCTGCAGCTGGAAATATCAGAACTAAGAGGCGAACTGCACGCCCTACGCGAACAGCTAAAGCCGGTACATAACCTGGCGAACCTGCTGTTAGAAGAACGTTTAAACGTCAGGAGATAACCCATGGCCATGCAAAAAATTATGCAGGAAGACCGCCGCCTGGTGATCCTGCGCTCCCTAAAAGAAATGGGCGGTTATGAAGCCAACGAGTCCATTATTAACCAATGCCTGGAAAGCTACGGCCATCATGTTAGCCGCGACACTGTGCGCAGCGAACTGGCCTGGCTGGACGAACAGCAGCTTATCTCGGTGCGCGATGTCTCGGGCTACATGGTAGCCAAACTTACCGCCCGTGGTGACGATGTAGCAACCGGCAAAGCCACCGTGCCAGGCGTTAAAAAGCCAAGGCCAGCGCTATGAGCATGATCCAGAGCAAAGCCAAAAACCGCAAAAGCAAAGTCGAGCTGCTGCCTAAAGATATCCTCGACACCCTGCACCAATTGCTGCGCGACGGCAAAATGCAGCAAATTGAAATTGTCGACGTAGTAAATAAGCTCATAGCGGATAAAGGCTTACCCGAAGACCAACAGCTTAGCAAAAGCGGCTTTAACCGTTACGCCCAGCGCATGGAAAGTATTGGCCAGCGCATTCGCCAGGCGCGGGAAATTGCCGAAGTCTGGACGCACAAACTGGGCGATGCCCCGGTATCCGATATGGGCAAGCTGCTGCAGGAGGGCATCCGCGCCCTGGCATTCGAAACGCAAATGGACATGGCCGAAGGCAAAATCTCAGCCGATCCTAAATCGTTAAACCAAATGGCCCTGCTCTGCCAGCGCATTGAAGCCGCCGCTATGGCCAGCCATAAGCGCGAAAAAGAGATCCGGCAAAGCTTTGCCAGCGAAGCGGCCGCTGCCGCCGAGAAAGTCGCCACCCAAGCCGGCCTGACTGCCGAAGGCGTCGCCGCGCTTAAACGGGAAATCCTGGGGATAGCCTAATGAAGCTAAAGCAAACCCTTGCTGCTGCCGCTACTGCGGCCACAATTGCACTTACTCCCGTTGCCCAGGCGGTAGCGCAAAGCGTCGACCATCACGTTAGCCAGCTCAGCCGCTTTAACCCGGCAGAGGTTTTACTGGGTTACCAAAAGCGCTGGATAGCCGACGAAAGCCCACTAAAAATTGCCGAGAAAAGCCGCCGAACCGGGCTAACCTGGGCCGAAGCGGCAGACGCCGTATTGTGTGCCAGCCTGCGCCGGGACAACGGCGGCTGTAACCATTTTTACGTGGGCAGCAACAAAGAAATGGCCCGCGAATTTATTGAAGCGGCTGCCATGTGGGCGCGGGTATTCAATAAGGCCGGCTCAGAAATTCAGGAAGAAGTATTCGATGATGGCGGCAAAGAAGGTAAAGAGATCCTGACCTTCGTTATTCACTTTGCCAGTGGCTTTAAAATTCAGGCGCTAAGCTCTAACCCCAGTAACCTGCGGGGTATGCAGGGTAACGTTACCATCGACGAAGCAGCTTTCCATGAGCGGCTGGCCGAGGTGCTTAAAGCCGCCCTGGCACTGACCATGTGGGGCAGTAAAGTTCGGCTTATCAGCACCCACAACGGTATTGATAACCTGTTTAACCAGCTGATCCAGGACAGCCGCGCCGGCAAAAAGCGCTACAGCATTCATACCATCACCCTGGATGATGCATGCCGCGAGGGGCTATATCAGCGGATCTGCCAAATCCGCAAGCTGGAATGGAGCCAGGCCAAAGAGGAAGAATGGAAGAACGGCCTGCTAAAAGACACCGCCACCGAAGAAGACGCCCTGGAAGAATACTTCTGTGTGCCCAAGGCCGGTAGCGGCGTTTACCTTAAACGCACGCTGATCGAGCGCGCAATGGTGGCCGATAAGAGTATTCCTATCGTGCGTTTTACCAGCCCCAAAGACTTTGAACTGCTGCCAGAATATGCCCGTAAACGCCAGGTTGAAGACTGGTGTAATGACGTTTTAAAACCCCTTTTAACGGCCCTTAATCAGCAGCACCGGCACGTATTTGGCGAAGACTTTGCCCGCAAGGGCGACTTATCCGTATTCGTGCCACTAGAAATTAAACCCGATTTAAGCAAGCGTACCCCCTTTGTCGTCGAGCTGGTGAATGCCACCTACGACGCCCAGCGCCAAATCCTGTTTTACCTGCTGGCGGGCCTGCCTCGCTTTACTGCTGCCGCCTTTGACGCCACCGGTAACGGCGGCTATCTGGCCGAGGCCGCCATGCTGCGCTACGGCAGTCAGATGGTCGATACCGTAATGCTAAGCGCCGCCTGGTATCGGGAATGGATGCCTAAGCTTAAAGCCGAGTTTGACGACGGCAATATCGAGATCCCCCGGCACATGGACATCCTGGACGATCTCACCAAAATCCAAATCCGCAACGGCATCCCGCAAATCGAAAAAGGCAGTGGTAAAGGTAGCGATGGCCAGCAGCGCCACGGCGACTTTGCGGTTGCCCTGGCCATGGCCATCCGCGCCAGTTGGATGGAAGGCAGCGAAATTGCCTTTATCCCGGTGCCCAGCCAAAGCCCCTTTGATGAACGGTTATCGAATGACGATGCCAACTCTCCCACCTTCGACAGAGGTTGTTACTAATGCAACAAGACCGCAACGGCACCCGCTTTCGCATCCGCGAAAAGCAACTTACCAGCAAGCAAACCC